CGTCCCAAAGCGACAGGGGCGTGGTGCCCAGGAGTATCGCAAGTTCTGCGAACTCGGATTGACCGGGACCGATCCCGACGTCCGGACCTTCGCGTGGCCGTCGAGTGACATCCTCACATCCGAGCAGCTTGCATTTGCACGGACTAATCTGGACCCGAAAGATTACCGCGAGCAGTTCGAGGCGACATGGGAGACCGCAGGCGGAGGGGTGTTTCACTCCTTCGACCGAGCCCGGAACGTCCGGCCGTGCGACTACAGGCCGAACATGCCGATCCTGGTCGGGTCCGATTTCAATGTCGACCCAATGGCCTGGGTTCTCGCCCATCGTATCGGTGACCGGCTCGACGTGTTCGATCAGGTATGGCTCCGCGACACGAACACACCGGCCGCACTCGACGTCCTGGCTGGGAGATACCACGATCACAAGGGCGGGTGGGAGTTCTACGGGGACGCCTCGGGCGATGCACGCAAGACCTCGGCCAGCCGATCCGACTACAAGCACATCTTGAACCACCCGGCATTTAAGCAGATGGGTCGGACGCTCCATTACCCCAGGGCCAACCCTCCCGTGGCCGACCGTTTCGCGTCGACCAACGCCCTTCTATGCAACGCCGCGGGGCAACGTCGCCTATTCATAGATCCCCGCTGCTCGCGACTGATCGACGACTTAGAGGCACGCTACTACAAGCCACGATCCAAAGACCCGGCCGACTCGGGCACCCTTGGGCACATCACCGATGCCCTGGGCTACATCGTTCATCGACTATTCCCGATCCGGCTGGAACTCGACTACGGGCATCAGCGGGTGATTATCACCGGAGGCTAGACAATGCCCCAACTACCAACAACCGACGCCCAGCCCTCAATGGGTGAGAAGACCAACGCCCAAGTTATCATCGCCGCTCATGGCGACGTACTGGGTGGAGCGTTGCTTCCGGCCAGTAATGCGACATATCGTAAGATGCGGAAACATCCGACGATCGCCCTGGCTCGGGCGTTGTCAATCGCTCCGATCGTTGCAGCAGATTGGTCGGTAGAGAAACGCGACGACGACACGCCCGATGGCTGGGTGGACTTCATCAGCAACCAACTGTTGCCAATCCGAGAACCGCTCGTAGATAGTGCAATGGAAGGCGGCACTGACTTCGGTTGGCAGCCGTGGGAGAAGGTATTCGACACCGATTCCGATGGCCTGATTGTGCTACGAAAGCTCAAGCCGCTGCTACAAGACATCACGGAGATTCTTGTAGACAGAGTGACCGGGGCTTTCGAGGGATTCAGGCAAAGGGAGGCTGGGGGATTCGGTCAAGCCGTCACGCTACCGTTGGAGAACAGTCTACTAATCCCCTTCCGTGTCGAGGGAACGGATTGGTATGGAGAACCGCTACTGGAGAACGCACGAAACGCATGGAACGACTGGCACGCATCGAACAAAGGCGCGAGGAAATACGATGAGAAGGTCGCGGGATCGCACTTCGTTGTCTACTACCCGTTGGGTCAGACAGAAGATGGGACAGGAACCCTAGTCGACAACTGCACCTTGGCGAGGCGGATACTCGATTCCCTGGAGGCATCGGGGTCGATTGCCATGCCTGCAACTGTAGCAGCACACGTCGAAGACCTAGCGGGTGATAACCCAGCGTGGAGAATCGAGATCCTGGCGGACGGCAGTGCTCGTCAATACTCATTCGGTGCGAGGCTCGACTACCTCGATGCCCAGATGGCCCGTGCCATGCTCATTCCCGAGCGGTCGGTTCTCCAGGGCCAACACGGTACGCAGGCCGAGGCCGGGGAGCACATCGACCTTGCCCTAACACATGCTGATCTCACCCATCGCCACATTACACGGATGGTCAATTGGCATGTGGTCGATCAGTTGCTCTCGATCAACTACGGCCAAGATGCGAGGGGAGCGGTCAGGCTGGTCGCCGCTCCGATCCGTGATGCCAAGCTATCGTTCCTCAGAGAGGTCTACGTGGCCTTCCTGGCGAACCCGTCGGGGTTCCTGGAAGAATATGGGCTGGTGGACAGCGAGGCACTCAAGGGGGCTCTGGGCATCCCGATTGCCGTGGACAATGAAGGCGATGACACTAAGGGTCCGATAGTCGAAGGCGTCGAAGCAAACGACCCACGGGCGGCAACGGCTCGTGATATTTTCCGCGACAATCAACAGGAGGCTTGATATATGCACGAAAGTAAATCAAAGAGTTGTTGCGAAAACTGTGAGTTTTGGGATGTTCTCGCAGCTCACAAGGATCGTGGTCAGTGTCACAGACACCCGCCGACTGTGAGTGACGCTGACTACCCTGATAGTACTCTGTGGCCGCGATCTTACGACTTTGAATCGTGTGGCGAGCACTCAGCAACGCGGACAAATACGGTTGACGCCGAACAACTCTTGAACGATCTGAAGCCGGACGAAATCCGATACAGGCTCAACATCATCGACGGAGAAGCGTCGGCCCTTCGTGTTCTGTTGCGGGCAGTTCGTCATATTGAGAAAGGGTCCTAGTCATGGCATCACCCAAAGTCACACCCGCAGAAAAGCAACTAGCCCGACTCCAGGATCAAGACCGGGCAAAGATGACCCTGGTCGGACTGAAACACGCGACCCGGATCGGGTTCCGCACACAACAGGCGGCCCTCAAAGCATTCCGCAATGGACGCGATCCGATATTTCCAGCCCAGGTCGAGCTACACAAGGCCATCGAGTTGTTGGCCCAAGGCATGGCGGCCGCACACGTTGCAGGTCGCAACCGTTCGGCGATGATGGCCCCGGCAGGGATTGCCCTTCGGCTAGGCCCATTCGACACGGCCACGCGATTCATGGTTCGACGTATGGCGTTGACGCCCGCACAACTTCTGGACCTGGAGAAACTCTACACGGCAGAGGCCCTTAGGATCATCACGGTAGCCGAGAACAACATCGAGGCCCTGTTGCGTGTGACTCTAGCCGAGACCACAGCGGAGGGCCTGCACATCCGCGAGGGTAAGAATCGGTTGCTACGAGCATTCGATGTCGCTGGCCTAACCCCGAACAACTCATACACCATGGAAGCTATCTTCAGAACGCAGACAAATCTCGCTTACGGTGCCGGACGATGGCAGGCAGACCAGGATGAGGCAATCCAGGAGATCCTATGGGGTTACAAGTACGTTACCGTGGGTGACGATCGCGTTCGTCCTGAGCACGTTGGATGGGAGGGCGTCACGTTGCCGAAGGACGATCCGTTCTGGGCAACGCACTGGCCGCCGAACGGATGGGGCTGCCGGTGTGCGGTGATCTCCATATTCGACGAGCCAGACAAGGAAGTTCCGCCGCCCGAGACGGTCATCGTTGACGGTAAGAAAGTGCGGCCCGAGATCGACGACGGATTCGCGTTCAACCCGGGGATCGTCTACACCGATACCATTTCCACTGCTGGATAGACTGGAGGAAACCATGGCAAACAAGCACGTAACAACGCACGAGATGGCCCGCACGCTATCATGCAGTCGTGAAACCGTACGACGCATGTGCAGAACGGCTGTGATCCCATGCGTCAAGGTCGGCAAGGATTGGCGGATCGACCCCGAGAAAGCCATCCTGTCGCTCAGTCATACGCCACCCGATGCAACCGACCGCAACTAAGCGGCCACGACACGCGGATAGCTATTTACAACGCTCGGCAGACACTCCAAACTGCCCTGCGTTATGTCAAAGGAACAACTCCAACATGGTTGCGTCATCGCCACGGAGACGACTCCGTTTCTGGCAATGGCATCGCAGCGAACCGAAGGCGGACAACCGGTCAAGCGGTTCCGAAAGGAATTGATCCGCGTCGGAACTTACTGCACATCGGACGGCCTAGAGTTTACGGTTGACGAATCTTCCATCGACAACTGGTCAGCTCAGTTCTCGCGAATGTGCAGCAACGGCGTCAAGGTTCCTGTCCCGACCAGTCACACAAATGACTCGACAGCCAATCGCGGCTGGATGGTAGACATCTTCCGCGAGGGTCAGTCGCTCATCGGCGTCGTCGATCTAGTTGGTGAGGATGCCATCGCAATGGCAGGCCGAACTGACGTCTCGATCTTCAGTCCTGCACACCACACAGATGGCAAGGGCAACACGTACGACTGGCCGATTACGCATGTGGCCCTCTGTACCGACCCGGTTATCCCCGGCCTCGACGGCTTCGTTCCTCTGGCCGCTTCCCTAGGAAAAACACCGGAC